GGTAATTATTTTGAGTAACATTATAGAATTGAAGGGTTCCTCCAGCTGAGCTATATATAGCGTATTTATTTGCAGATGTTAAATAAAGGGAAGCTGCGTTTGCATTATATATCTGAAGAGTTGTCTCTACTCCTGATACAGAGTTGAATCCACTTGTAGTACCAATACCTACATTGCCAGAAGTATCAATAAACATTGAATTAGCGGTATTATTAGAGTGGAAAGCAATTGGTCCTTCACCGTTGTAGATATTTAAAGATTTTGCTCCACCCCAACCACTATATGAAGCTCCACCTTTCCACATTTGACCAGCGTTAGCATTTGAATTTAATACTAATACTGAGTAACCTGAGTTTCCGCTGTCACCAACATACACTGCGGTTTCGGAAGCACCGGAACTATAAAAACGGGCAACATCGCCTACACCACCCGAATTAACATCTAACCAATATCCCGGAGATGTAGTACCAATACCTACATAGCTATTGACTGTAACAGTATTACCTAATGGGTTTATATCTAAAGGTTGACCTGCATGAGATTGGATGAAATTTCGACCTCCTGATTGGCCCATAGCAAAATTACCATTGGTTGGTGTACTGCTATTTGGTGCTAATCTTACAAATGCTGTTTCATGGTATGTATCTAATGTATCAGCATTTCCTGCGCTTGAAGCATAATTAACACTTTGGTTAGCAATGTTACCTGAGTGAACAATTGATCTCCATGGGTTTAATGTACCTGTATCACCGTTTCGAGTTCTTAAGAAGAAACTATTACCATCTCCATATGAACCGTTGAGCCACATATCATATGATCCACCGGTACTAAATCTGGCAATAGGACCTGTTGTAGGAGCGTTTACAGCATAAGTAAATCCTGTAGAGTTTGTTGCCATTGTATCGGCATTCAATGTAAACCCTTGATAATACATAAGATTATCAAAGTTTGCTCTTGGTGCATTAGATGAATCCCATACAGTTGCATCAGTTCCACCTCCATAACTATTTTTACCAACATAAAGAGTACCGTTATTCCAACGAAATTGCCAACCATAAGCATTATTATGGAATCCTGTTGTATTAGAACCGGGGTCTATCATTAATGATACATTACCATTATTAGCCTCAAACTCAATACCACCCCAACCGTTTCTACTACCTACTATTTTCCAAGCACCATATGTTGCATCATTAGGGTAAATATGAGCATTGTTAGGTGATGCATACAAGCCATGATTTCCTGGGAGGAAAATCCAAGAATTAATAGAAGCATAGTTACTACTTCCTTGTGAAATAGTAAATCCATTAGCTAATCTATATGATGCTGCAGAAGCACCACCATTGATTTCTAATTTATATCCTGGGTTAGTAGTACCAATACCTACGTTACCACCACCGGTAATGGTCATTTTTGTAGATTGTGCAGCACCTGTTGCTCCATTATCAAAATATAGAGCACCTCCATCTTCTAACCTAAATACACCTACACCATTACTTGCATTATTTCTTTGAAGTGCAATAAATGGTTCTGCATTTGAAGTTGTTCTTAAGATTATACCATCTGAAGTAGATGCGTTAATTTGAAGTTTTGAAGATGGGTTAATAGTGCCAATACCTACATTTCCAGATGAAAGAAAATACGCTGTTGGAGCATTCCATCCGCCTATTGAAACGCCATTATATCCCTCAATATTAATCATACCAACAGATACGCCGCCTGACCAACTTCTTCCGAAAGAATGAATTACACCTGTCCAATCACTACCTTGATAGAATCTAATAGCATTGTATGATGTAGATGTTAATTGCATTTCAATACCACTTTGAGATTGACCAAAAGTGTAGAGTCCAGGTATATATAAACCCTGTGTGCTTGTTACACCACTTACATCAAGTTTATATCCAGGGCTAGTAGTGCCAATACCTACGTTACCATCATTAGTCATTACTAACTTAGTAGATAAGTTTGATGCACCACCAGCAGTCGTACCAGTACCTGTAGAAATATCTAATCTACCATCATTGAAATTTATTATGGCAGATTTATATGAACTGTATTTATTAACCCAACCTGAAGATTGGCTATATATGGTATTAAAAGCTATATAAGAATCATTAGCATCTCTAAATAATACTCCAAATGAACCAGCATTAAATGAATTATATGATGAATTTGTTGCAGTATATGAACCGGCTCCTAATTGTAATATACTAGATGGACTAGTAGTACCAATACCTACATTACCACTACCATCAATAAGTAATCTATACTCACTATCAGTTCTATTATAAACAAACCATTGATTTGAATTATTTGCCTGAACTTCCCATCGATCACCGCTGGCAGGTTTAAATTCAATACCTGCAGAATTGGCTGATGATCTTACTCTAAGTTGGGTGTAACTAGCATTAAGAATATCTAATCCAGTTCCACCGGAATCTAAAGATGGGCTAGTAGTACCAATACCTACGAGACCATTATTTCTTATAAAAAATCCAGTTCCTGCATTGGTATATGTAGCAAAAGAATAGTTTGTTCCTGAATTTGCTGATGTGTCTATATATACACCATATGGGGATGTACCTGTATTTGTAAATGTAGCTATCCATTCATCGTTGGCTGCTCCTGTAACTACAAGTTTTCTTCCCGGGCTAGTTGTGCCAATACCTACAGCACCCGCAAAATATGCGTTACCATTACCTCTAATTGAAGCAAATGAAGAACCTGCAGAATTAACTACATTTAATGCTATTTGACTTTCAACTGCAGACGTAGGCTCAATTGTAACCCAACCTATACTCGATTGATTTGTATTTACTAATACTTCTGCACCTTGTGTTCTTATAGCACCAACAACATGAAGTTTTTGTGTTGGGTTAGTAGTGCCAATACCTACGTTGCCTGCCGACGTGATGCGCATCTTTTGTGTTGCAGCAGTCCAAAAGTCCATGTTACCTGTGCCAGTATAGATGTTTAATCCTCCGTCTCCGGCCCAGCTGGTGGTATTTTGGTTTCCTAACCAAATATAAGCATCTCTTGATCCTGCTATAAATTCTAACTGGGTGATTTGGTCAGCAGAAGTACTAGAGTTTCTAAAAGTAGCCATTAAATTACTACCTTGTACATGAAATTTATGTGCTGGGTTAGTAGTACCAATACCTATGTTACCTGATGTATCAATATATAATCTAGAATTTCCGTTGGTTTGTAAGCTTAAAGGAGTTGCATTGCTTGAACCTACAATCCCAACGTTTGAAGAAAGACCAGTATATAAATGATATGTACTAGAATTTTCAATAAATAACAATTGGTTACCTGAGCCATATATATGAAGTTTTTGACTAGGACTAGAAGTACCAACCCCAACATTACTTCCAGTTACAACCAATACATTTTGACCATATTGGCCCATTACTACAGTATTGTCTGCAAATGCTTCAATTACAGGTAAACCTGCAATAGTGTTAACTGAAAATAATGAATTTGATAAATCATCAGATACAGAAAATAACGTACCGTTATTTCCATTAACGGTAAATAAATCGGTTCTACCAGTTGAACCCGAACCCTGCAACGTGAGTGAACCAGATGCATCTTGGGCTAAAGTTTGTGTATAATTCAATGAGCTTGTAAAGCTCATCAAACTGGAACCGGGGGTGATTATAATATCTGCCATTTAGTATATTTTATTCTATTGAGCCTGTTGGCATTGGTTGTGTCCAAAATGGTGTTGCTAGTAAATCCAGCATTGGTTGGTATAAATATTCAGGATATTCAGATGAATATATATCTGGTCTACCATATGTTCCTGCTTCTACAATGTATGATTCTGTTTGGTGGGTTTCCGGGTCATAGTAACTAGCAGTGTAACTTGCAGTTACTACTGTCACGTCATATTTCACAAATGTTTCTGTTTTATCTACACTATAGCGTAGTGTATCAATACTAGCTTCCAAAACTTGATTAAAGTTTATAGAACCTGTAAGGTTTGAAGGTAGAACCAACCATCTTCTATTTTCGAATGTATCCATCTATGATAAATATTATGGTAAATTAAAACGTGTTTTATATTTGTTGTAGTTTTGTGTTACTTCGGCTGCTGTAATTGCTCGATTATATACTTTTACAACTGCTAATGCTCCATTAAAATAATATCCTCCTGAATTATAAGAGCCTATAAATTGGTTTCCTTGATTTGTGTTTAAAGTATATACAAGTGAATCTGATGTTTTAGCGGTTCCATTTACATAAGTAATTCTTTGGCCTGATTTGAATGTGCCAACGACATGATTCCACGCATTGTTTGTCATAGTATTAGTAGGTGTATATTGGCTATTTCCGGCTTGCCTCCAAACAATATTACTACCTTCCATGAATAAACTATATTGTGTATTTACTGCACCTTTTTCAAACCAAAAACCGTTTTGACTTATTGCATATGGTTTAACAATAACTTCAACAGTTACTTCAGATACATCAAAAACATTTGATGATGGTATATTAATAAAATCATCTGTACCATCAAAGTACATTTGAGCATTTGAATCAAATGATACGTTTGATAAATTTATAGTTGAATTTCCTACTATAGGTAATAAACCTTGTGTTGCTGAACGAGTACCTGTTGTAAATTGGGTTGGATATATTTGATTTTCTAGTTGAAAATCTTTTACGTAAATAGTGTTATTAGTATTTATATAAATAAAACAATAGGTTTGAGTATTTGAAGAGGCAACAGCATTAGCATAAGCATATAATCTTTCCCATCCTGTACCTGTATGTGTGTTATAACTTTGGGCTACACCCCAGTTGTAGTCGCCTCCATAATACTCTAGCTGTAAAGTTGGGCCTGCAACTGTAGAATACACCCAAGCTGACCATGAGTAATAGTTTCCAGTTGTTAAAGGTATAGACCAGTATACTCGGTTTTCATAATATACACCACTTGAAGTGCCTCGGTTAATTGCTAAAACTTTTTCTCCATTAAATAAAGCTACAGCACACGTTCCTCCTGATCCTAGTTGAGGGTTTGAGCCAGCTCCATTTCCTATAGCTAAACTATCTAAAGTAGGGTCAGTTATTTCTGTTGAAAAACGATTAGTAGTAGGCTTTCCTTTATACGAATTCACAGTATCTCCAGTGTCATACATGAACACCGAACCCGATGTCACTACTTTTCCATATCCATTTGCTACTGCCATATCTTAACTTAAATTGAAACGTGATTTATATTGTTGGTAGTTTTGTTTGACTTGGTCTGCTGAAAGGGCTACATTGTATATTTTTGTAATTGGTATTTCTCCATTAAAAAATCCTCCTTTTGGGTTACTACCTGTACCTAAAACTACGGAAGGGCTTGATCCATATCCAAATAAATTTGAGGGCATTACTGTTGATTGGGATCCATTTCTAAAACTAGGATTAACAGGAACTTGGTTTCCGTCAACAAATATTTGGTAATTACCTGTTTGTAATATAAAGACTACATGATGATAGTTCATATCCGAAAGGAGTGAGGAACCATTTGTATATGCAAATGATAGGTTTGTAGTGCCACTTCCTTCATTATAAAATGATATACTTTCATTACCCCAATAACCTGTAAAATTTCCTAAAACAATATAACCATGTGGGGTTTCTCCTTCCATCCAACCTAATAATATTTTGTCGGATGAGGTGATTATGTTAGTTTTAAAAACTATTTCAATACTTAGTGTAGTGGTGTTTATATTATATAAATAACTTCCTAAATCTACATAATCATCTGTTCCATCAAAATACATTTGAGCATTTGAATTAAATGATACGGTTGATAAATTTATAGAAGTATTACTAATTAAAGGTAATAAGCCTTGAGTTGCTGAGCGAGTACCTGTTGTGAATTGGGTAGGATAAGATTTTTGTTCTACTTGAAGTCCATCCCACCAAATTAAAGCTCCATTTGTTGATGTAGCAACACGAGCTTGAACATATGCTGTTGACCCATTAGTAAAAGTCATAGATATTGAGATACGTTGCCATTGGCCCGTTGCTGTAAAATTTCGAGCATCTAATTCAATATAATTCCCTGAACTATTAGCTCCAAATATCCAAATTTGTAGATTTACTCCAGCCCTAGCTAATGCATATACACTTACAGTCCATGTTTGACCAGATGAAGCAGCTGAAATATTGTTTCCTGGGTTATTGTAGGTACTACTATATGAATCCGCTCCAAATGAATATTCTTTTAAAGGGATTCCTCTAACTGGGGAAGGAGCAACTGAGGTGTCTCTCCCCCAGGTTGATGTATTTCCAGAAGATGCCCAGGTGTATAAATCTAAAGGATTAAAACTATTAAGATTACCAACAGTGTTTGTAGTAGGTTCTCCACGATAAGAATTTGAAGTATCACCTGTATCGTATGAAAATACAATATTACTATCTAAAGATGGGTTTGGTCCTACTGATGTTGGCATATTATATAAATCTTTCTACTTCTACTATATTAAGTGTTGGGTTCATTTTTAATTGAGTTTCCCATTCATCAAAATATTCTTTGTTTATCATTTCAGGGAATAATTTAAGTCCTAATTGTTCTATAATAGTAGTACCATCTAAAGTAACTACTACTTTATTCCACGTATCTCCATTTCTAGAGATAATTAATTTCATTGGTTTTAATTGAATATTCATAATATTACTTTATATAAACTGCCCCATATTGGTGATAATCATTTCCTGAGCCGTCCCAATAATAAGCATCTTGGTAATAATTACTAGGACCACCACCCCAAACATTTCCACTCCAACAGGCTCCATACCAGAATGCCGAATTACTGTAAAAGGTTGAACAGTTTCCTGATCCATATGCATCTTGATCATTATCATAAGTTGTTAATGAAAATCCACTAGCGGCATGATAACTATACATTCCTGGGGATCCTGTACCCGTTTCATCACTAACAGCAACAGGATTAGAAAAAGCAAAAGTACTAGTAAATCCATCAAATCTCCAACGGTATCTTTTTGTATGAGCACCGGTATTTCCTAATGCAGTTCCGTTAGTATTTGATACAAATTGTACTACCTCAACTTTTCCTGCATTTGCTCTACCTCCTAAAAATTGCCAATATGATGTTCCTACAAAAATATTATAATTTGCTAAACCAGATAATCCTGAAGTTCCAGCAACTATTGTATTTGTTCCAGGGTTAGTTCCTGCACGGTAATTACATGTACTTACAGCATTATTATATGAAAGATTAGTGATCCCACCTGTATCTTTACGGTTTGCCATAACACAAACCCATCCTCCACCTAAATATTCTTGATCAATATAAGCAGTTATATAGGAATTATTGTATTTGATATTATAGAACCCAGATGGACCTACAATATCAGAAACAGATGTATAAATTGGACCATAGTTTAGTGCCATAACTTATTCCTTGTCAAATTCAGTAACTAATTTTTCTACATCTTTACGTTCTGCAAACACTGTATAGAAACAGTTTATAATTCCTGCTTCAGAACCTACCGTAATATAAGTATCTGTTATCTCTTCTACCCACAATTCTTGTTTTCTTCCAATTGCGGTTAAATTCACTGTAATTGAATTTTCATCAACTAGTGCGTGCCAGTAGTCTGGGAGTTCTATACGGCTGGTATTCGTTAATTTACCACGAACATATACTGAATGTTCAGGGCCTTCAAGTACACCATATTGTAATTTTTTTCCTTCTTTGGTTGGGTGATCGATGAGGAAGGATTTGGTTGTGGCACGGAACGTTCCAACTACTTCTAGTTTAGCTCCTGGGTTTGTTGTGCCAATACCAATATTGCTACTAGTTTCGTAAATTACACTATTTGTAAGTGTATTTGCATCTTGCCATTTTGGAATGTAATTTGCTGTACCCGAACCATCTACTACACCTCCGGCAGTTTCAATTACGTTTCCGCTTGAATCAACTGCGAGATTGTAAGCAACTGTGCCTGTGTTTGTACCGGAGCCATATGCATGTAATCTAAGTGCACCTGCTGAAGAAATTGTCATTCTAGCAGCACTATTAGTAGTGATTACTAATGGATATGCACCTTCACTATATAATACTCTAGAATAATTACCATAGCCAAAACCGCCACCTGATGAGTTGTCTATTCCTATATAAAATACACCTCCTGAATTTTGGGCTTGAAATAATGCATAATTAGATGTACCTTGAACTAATATTCTAGCATTACTAGCAGCAGTATCATATACATGAAATTTATACGATGGGCTATTAATACCAACACCTACGTTACCACCATTAGTTACTATAAATCTACCTCCACCTATACCAGGTGCGTCTATAGAAAATGCACCGGTACCACCAATACTAATTGCATTGTATGCAGAATTAGTATCAATTCTAACACCATCAAAGTTTCCTGATGAAACAGACAATTTTCCATACATTGTAGTAGTACCAATACCTACTTCACCGCCATCAGTAATACGCATTCTTTCAGAACCATTAGTACCGAATGACATGTAATTGCCTGATCCATATTGAACAAAATATGTTGGTTTACCTGAAAGTTCAAATCTGTTTGTTACAGCATCCCAATGTCCGATGTTTATAACACCTGTGCCATCAGTGATTCGCAATGAATCTGCTGAAGTAGACGTAGTTGTTTGAACAGTCAATCGTGCACCAGGATTAGTAGTGCCAATACCTACATTATTTGCAAAGTAGTGATATGGATTAGGAGATGATGTGCCTATGCTATATTCCATGTAGCCACTATTACTTTGTCCTATAAATGCATAATCTCCTCCGGAGAAGTCACCATTGATTGCATCATAGTATGTACCTGCAGCTCCAGTACCTGTGTTTGCAATAAACCACGCAGTATAAGAAGAATCTGAACTAAATATTCGGGCTGTTGCTGATGATATATCTAATACATGGCTTGGACTAGTAGTGCCAATACCTACGTTGCCATTATTAAGTACCCTAAATCTATTAACCCAGTTAGCATGCCCAACGGTTGCTGAAGAATAATATCCGATGTCTACTAATGGATTTGTTCCGCTGGAATAATCTCCTACAAGTCTGAGACCAGCTGTTGTTTGGTCCATTCCTATTCCACTCCATCCACCATATGTGTTTATGAATAAAGGATTATTTGGAACAGTATTACCAAATGATAAAGCTAATGTTGAATTGGTTCCAACAATATCAAGTTTAGCACCAGGATTGGTAGTGCCAATACCTACGTTACCTCCGTCAACAATGCGCATTCGTTCGCTACCTTGCGTGCCAAATGTCAATCCATAATATCCTGCTAAATTTACAGGATTAGATCCGCTTGATTTTCCTAAACCATAATGTGGATAATCTCCGTATGCATCTCCAACATTGAATCCTATCTTACCATATGGTTCTACAGTTTCAATATTACCATTTACTGCTAATTTTTCACTTGGATTAGTTATGCCAATACCTACATTACCTGATTCATCAATGATCATTCTCATATATGAACCAACAGAATAACTATCAGTTGTACCAAAATACATTTTAGTACCATATGCACCATCAGATCTTATATAAATACCTGCGTGTGCATTTGCTCCACCGCCTGCGTCACTTGCACCAAATGTTATAGCATTACCATAATTATCTGAAGTAGTTCCTGGGTCTAAATGTATGGTTCCTACTGTAGTTCCTGGATTGGTTGTATTCCAATTAGCAGATCCACCTTCGATATAAAGTTTAGATCCAGGGTTAGTAGTGCCAATACCAACGTTGCCATCATATTGAATAGTCATTCTAGGTGTACCACCTGTACCGGTACCATAATGGTGAGTATAAAAATGTATATTTTGGCTATAATTTCCATTATATGGAGCCGGTGCGTTTACGCTTTCAATTTGAAGACCATTATATCCATCTGTGCCTGGTGAACTATATGAAGTACCAATATATTTAGATCCTGCTTCTAGATATCCATTTGCAGTAGATCCTAGGGCTATATTTCCATTAACTTGGAGTTTTTGTCCTGGACTAGTAGTGCCAATACCTACGTTACCGCCATCTGGTTGTAAGGAAATGGCACTAACATTATTGGTCATTTTTAATATACCAACATTTGATGAATTAGTTGCTTGGAAATATGTTGTTCCGTTATACCAATATGTTGAATAACCAATAACATACATTTCATTTCTAAAGCCAGAGGTACCATTTACATCTAATTGATATGCAGGGTTAGTAGTGCCAATACCTACTTTACCAGATTCATCAATAGTCATTCTCACACCGACACTTACACCATAGTAATGAGTTACAAAGTTTAGCTTTTGACTATAATTTCCACCAAGAGCAGTAGATTCAATAGACATACCTGCAATAAACTGATTTGCAAATGTGTTATTGCCATATCCAATATAGCGAGTACCTGAGTTTGTATAATTACCTAAACGTATATTGCCGTTAACATCTAAAGCTTCATATGGGTTGGTAGTTCCAATACCTACGTTGCCATCAGGTTTAATTGCGAATACAATTGCTTCTCCTGATCCTCCTGGGTTTCCTGCTCCTCTCCAGATTGTAAATAGGTTATTATTTTCAGCTGCTCTAGAAGAAATTGACCAATAAACTCCATTCCACCCTGTTTCATTTGCAGTAGATGTATGTCCAAATAAAATATCTGCAGGGTAGCTAGATCCATTAGAATCTAATCTAATATCAGCACGACCATTAATTGCCCAATTTCTACCTAAACGCACACCTAATGCATCTAATGGAGCTGTAGGGCTAGTGGTACCAATACCTACATTACCACTAGAACCATTAATATACATTAAATAATTACCGTTAGTATCATCATAGAAACCTAAGTTTCCAGCACCACCTCCATTGCTAGTACCTGTTGAAATTAGATACCATGAATGCCCGCCTGTGTCTGTATTTAATATGTTTATACCAGTACCATTTGCACTATTACTTCTTAATATTAATCCTGTATTATATTGACCACCTGATATATCTAATTTACCTGCTGGGGTTGATGTGCCAATACCTACGTTACCACTAGCATTATCTATCCAAATATTATAGGTACCTGTAGTGTTATTATAAAAATATAAATCGTTATCTGTAGCTGTGCCTATATTCCACATTTGGGTACTACCACTATAGAATTGAATAGATCCAGCACCAGCTCCAGTACTTGTATTTGTAAATTTAAGAAGTGGAGATGTAGACGATAAATGTAATAATGCCGATGGATTAGTAGTACCAATACCTACATTAGTACCATCATCATACATCACACTGTTTGTAACAGTGTTTGCATCCTGCCACTTAGTGACATAATTTGCTGTACCCGAACCATCAACTACACCTCCGGCTGTTTCGATAACATTACCGGAAGAATCAACTGCTAAGTTGTAGGCAACTGTTCCTGTGTTTGTGCCGGAGCCATATGTGTTAAATCTAAGTGCACCACCATTTGAAATGGTTAATCTTGTAGTATCATTAGTGGTTAAATATAAAGCACCATTTTTATAATTAGAAATAGTAAGAGTAGTACCATCATGGTACATATATGCGGAAGGATTACCATTTGTACTTAACCCAACTATTGCAGTTGAACTACCATTTACTTGAATTATGCCGCGGCCTGAGCTATTCCAGAGGGATGTATTGGTGCCTACTAATACGTCTCCACTAGAGTTAATAAACATATTATCTGTAGTGCCACCATTTACTCTAAATGCAATACCTCGACCTGTTGCTGATGCTAGGTATAAACCATCAGAAGTGCCAGTCTGACCAAATATTCTATTGTATCCATTTGAAGTGCCTCCAAATCCTATAGTAGAATACCCACCATATGTTCCATCATCACCTACAATTGCTTTGTAGTTACTTCCAAATCTACCTTCGCCTACAACATCTAGTTTATAAGATGGACTAGTAGTACCAATACCTACGTTGCCTGATGTATTTATTACAAATCTATATAATGCAGCCGTGCTATCATAAAATCCTAATGCACCAGCTCCCGGGGATGAGGATGTTCCGGTAGAGAGGAGTCTCCAAGTTCTACCACTTGTACCAGATGCTTGTAAGTGTAATCCACTTCCTAAAGCTCCAGTCCCTTGAATTATGGCAACGGTATCATCACTAGATGTATCTGCAATTACATGAAGTTTTGCGCTCGGACTAGTAGTGCCAATACCTACGTTACCGCCCATATATGACATATTACCAGTAGTCATTAAGGCTAGGTACGAAGTACTAAATTGACCGTTTCCTGCAATAATAGTATTATATCCAGTCTCTGAATACATCGCGGCTGACGGAGTTATAGGACTATTACTCCAAGTAGTAATTAATTTTCCTAGTCTTGTTTCTCCATTTACATCTAGTTTATAAGATGGACTAGTAGTATTAATACCTACATTTCCACCTCCAGTTACTAACCATATACTATCTGATGAATAATGATTTAAAATGGTTGCACCACCTGTAGAATCTAGAGCTAAATATCCACCAGCATCAGATAATGCTTTTATACTTGAATTGCCAGTAGCTCTACCAACAAGCATTGTTGTTCCTGAAGCTGCAGAAGCAACTTCTAGTTTAGCTCCTGGGTTAGTAGTGCCAATACCTACATTTGATCCACTATAAACAAATCCACTGTTAGCAGAGATTACTCCACTATTATTAAATAATACTTGAGTATTTGAACCTGGCGAGGCAATAGATCCACTGAATGAACCTGTAATACCTCCTGTAACTATAAGTGAACCTGTTATACTGGTGGATTGTAACTGAGCCATGTTTTATTATAAATATTTTTACTTATTAAGTAATTTGTTAATTTGTGCTTGTTGTTGATCAACTATTTCTTTTAATTCTTTTATTGATTGGATCAATACTGTAGTTAATTTGGAGTATTCGATACCTTCAATTTCTCCATCCTCTGTTTTGGAAACAAATTCGGGATATATTTTTTCAACCTCATCGGCGATCAAACCGATATTCGTTTTGGTTTGCGGTTTATCTAGCCAATCAAACGTAACTGGTTCAAGTTGTGTTACTTTAGAAAGTTGAGGTTCTAAAGGTTGTATATTTGTTTTGTATTTAAGTGCTGAGGTTTCAATTAGGGTTGTAACGCGGGCGGTTCCGTTTACGTCTAGGAGGTAGGATGGGGTAACTGTTCCAATACCTACGTTACCATCATATCGGATAACCATTCGGGTTGCTGTACCATCTGTCCAGAATTGGATTCCTTTATTGGTTGCAGCTGCTATATATAAACCATCGATTGAACCATCATATCCAAATATTCTATTGGATCCATTTGAAATTCCACCGAAACCTACAACACCATATCCAGAATATGAACCATCGGTTCCAATTATAACTTTTGCACCAGTACCAAATCTACCTTCACTTACAACATCTAGTTTATATCCTGGGTTGGTAGTGCCAATACCTACGTTACCATTAGTAGCAATAAACATTGCATTGGCACTGTTGTTTGGATGAAATGCAATTGCACCATTACTGTTGTAAATGTTTAAAGCTAAAGCACCACCCCATGAACTGTATCCAGTTCCTGCCTTAAATATAGAACCATCACCACTATCTACAGATAAAATTAATTGGCTATAATTAGTGTTTCCACTGTCTCCAATTATAACTTCTGTTGTGGTACTAGAAGAATTAATGAAACTAGCAACTGTAGAGGCACTTCCACCATCTACCTGAAGTTTATAGGCTGGTCCTATTAATCCAATACCTACATTACCTGTAGGAGTAATAGTAAGTCTATCTGTTTCGTCTGTTTGTAGGGTAAGGTTTCTAACACCACTGTTATGTCCAAAATACATAGCAGTTGCATTCAAAGCTACATATCCTTGGTAACCATTACCTAAAATTTCAAGTTGACCATTGCCACTTGAGTCTGGTGAAATGTTTCCGCTATTTCCTACTATTGCATTTCCTACAACATGTAATTTGTCTAGTGGGTTTGTAGTACCTATACCAATATTGGTACTAGATTCATACATGCTACTAGTAGTGATAGTGTTTGAATCAACCCATCTTGTAATATAGTTTGCAGTACCTGTACCATCTACTGTACCTGTACCTGCTGTGGTTTCAATTACATTACCTGAAGTATCTACTCCTAAAGTATATGCTAATGTACCTGTGTTTGTGCCTGAACCATATGCTGCTAATTTAAGAGCACCACCTGAAGTGATGCGCATTTTTTCAGTAGATGCAGCACCACCAGCAGTGTAAAATCTTAAATCAGAATAGTCTACACCAGGTCCACTATATGAACGTATTTCACCACCATAATCAATATATGAATTACTACCTGCTGTAGAATACATTGCTATTCTACCATATAATATACCCGAACCACCACTTGAGTTTGCAATTCCTAATACAGCTCCACTTGTAGAAACGATTTCTGTAAGTCTATTCGGACTAGTTGTGCCAATACCTACGTTACCAGCATTTGTAATATTAAATATTCTAGTAAATCCTCCACCATTACCGATTGAGAAAGTACTTGTATTGTCATTAAATATACCTTGCTTCCATACCTGTGTTCCGGAATGATCAAAATATAGATAACCCGTACTAGAGTTTACTGTTTGGAAAATATATTCAGTTCCTAGTAAGTATGCATCGCCATTTACTTGTAATTTAGCACCAGGGTTAGTAGTGCCAATACCTACGTTTCCGGTGGAGGTGATGGTCATATTTACATTCCCACCATTAGCAATAGAAACTATACTTGAAGCTATTTGTATAAAATTATTTCCAGTTTCAGCATCAAAGTCTACAACCCCTCCCGTTGAGTTTAGTCTTGTGGCTCTTGCTGTACCATTTACCTGTAGTGCTGTAGCAGGGCTTGTTGTTCCAATACCTACGTTACCACCTCCAGTAATACGCATGCGTTCAGTAGGAGTAAAAGCATCTCCTGCGGTTTTAGAAGCAGCATTATCAGCAAAGAATTTAAGTACTCCATTTAATCCACCACCAGTACCACTAACAGAGATACCAGCGGCACCATAAGTAGCTGTTATAGATGTTTTATATCCACTTGAACCGGAAACACCATAGAAATTAGACGATAACCATAAATCACCACTGCTATATTCACTGAATATATTACTGTAATCTTCCCATGTTATTCTTTGTCCTTGTGAAGCTGCACCTAAACTTAATCTAGCACTTGGACTTGTAGTTCCAATACCAATATTTCCACTATTTTCATAAATGCTACTAGTTGTAATAGTATCTGTATCAGACCATCTTGTAATATAATTTGCTGTACCAGAACCATCTACTGGTCCTGCACCAATTGGAATTTCTATTACATTTCCGGAACTATCTACTGCTAGTTTTTGAGTAGCAGTGCCTGTGAATGTACCTGAACCGTATGCGTTGAATTGGATTGATCCATTAGAAGCAATACGCATTCTTTCAGCATTATTGGTAGCAAAACGCATGTATCCATTTCGTGGATTCCACATTTCCCAATCTGTAGTATTTGCTGTAGATACATTTCCAAAATATAATGTATCTGTTCCACCTTGTCTAAAGGTAATACCTCCAAGTGGGTTTCCAGAAGTACCAGCACCATCAATAGTTAAACGATATACAGATGTTGGACTAGAAGTGCCAATACCTACAGTACCAATACTGGTGATGCGCATACGTTCAGTAAATCCTGCTTGTGTACCTGGATTTGTTGATGTACCAATTACTAATGGTGAGTTAGAATCATAACTAATTGAAGTTTGTGAATCTGATTCAACGTTTATATTAAACTGTTTAGAGTTTGAAGCGTTAGTTCTAGTTATTGTAAATTGAGTATTTCCGTCACTAGCTATGTTTAGGGATGCTGATGGACTAGTAGTTCCAATACCTACGTTGCCAGCGTTAGTGATGCGTACTTGTTCTGTATAGCTACTACCACCATTTCTTTGACCAATAACAAAATCACCACCAACTGAGGCTGTACTGTTATCAAATCCAATATACCCAATAGCATTACTTCCATTTAAAGAAACAAATCTTAAACTTGAAAATCCTCCAGTTCCTGTATTTTGAATTAAAAGATTTGCTCCTCCATCAGGTTGAATTAATGAAACTGAAGATGCAACATAAGAGGTTGTATTATTTTCAGCGATATGTAATTTTTGTGATGGAGATGTAGTACCAATACCTACGTTACCCCCAATGGGGTTTAATAATAAATTATAGACAGTTGTACTATTTATATTTCTTGATTGAATGTAACCTAATGATGTAGAATCAACTCCAATATCTACTATGGCATCTCCGCTTGAAAGATTAGATGCTACTATTGCACCTGATGGAATTGAACTATTATATGTGGATACATTATTACTTTGGAGTCTTGATACTGGGGATGTTGTGCCTATGCCTACACGGCCTCCATTACTTCCAGTAATGAACATTACGTTAGATATGTTATTAGGATGGAATGCAATTGAACCATTGCTATTGTAAATATTCAATGATGCATTACCACCAAATGAATTACTACCTGTACCATTCTTAAACATCTGACCAGTTCCACTGTCAGAGTATAAAGCTAATCCTGAATAGTTAGCATCAGTTGAATTACCTATACTAATAAAAGTTTGGGTAGTTGTATTTGTAAAGCTAGCTACAAATGTTGTATTACCTTCTTTTACATCTAAAAGATATCCTGGGGAGGAAGTACCAATACCTACTCGACCTGCACTTGTTATATCTAATGCTCTTGTTCCTGCTCCACTACCAACATTGAATGTATGTGATAAGGCATAATAAGATTGAGCCATATAAGCCGACGTACTTCTATTATAGGCCTGTAGTAATACTCCACTACCTATACCACCTATAGGATCAACTTCAAACCCACTTGTACCAGCATTGCTTACAACCAATTTAGTAGCTGGGTTAGTAGTACCAATACCTACGTTACCGCCTTGTTGAACTGTAACTCTAGCAGTTCCACCAGTTTCACTAATGTAGAATGTACCGTCAGTTGCTGTACCTAAGTACATATAATTACTTTGAGCTGCTGTTTGTGCTAATCCTATACTGTAATTATCTCCGCTAAAGAAGTATGATCTACCTGAGCTTACTTGGAGTTTTGCTAAAGGATTAGTAGTGCCAATACCTACGTTGCCAGATGTATCGATACTCATACGAGCACTTGTTCCGTTAGTTCCAAAACGTAGTGCATTTCCTCCTGAAGAGAAAATCATTCCGTACCCAGTATCCCAAGTTAATCCTCCGTATGCTGTATTATAATTTCCCCAGTATGCAATTGAACTTGCATCAGTCCATAAAGCATTAGAAGCAAATGTTCCGTTAACCTGTAACTTAGTTGCCGGACTAGTAGTACCAATACCAATATTAGTACCATCATCATACATTACACTATTTTCTAGTGCACTTGAACCATTGAATCTAGGTATATAATTGTCTGTACCTGCAATTGATGGAGTATATGATGCAGTTAAAGCATATGATGCTGTTGTGGCAGTACTTGCATTACCAACTAAATTAGCTGTTAATGTAGATTGGTTTTCCCATTTAAGTGATGAACTATTATATACTAAAGGTTGACCGTTTGTTGGACTTGTAATGGATACATCTGATAATCCTGCTAAAGTAGTGGTTATTATTGATCCACCACCACCAGAACCACCTACTTGTCTAAATAGACCTCCAGGGTAAATTGTAAATGTATTTGGACTAGTAAATACTCCGTTTTGATTTATAATAATAGCGCCAAGATAAATTGCATTGGCTGCAGTGTTAGGAGCTTCTGTAAATGATTCAAATGCTAGATTTGCTAATGCTTCTGCTTCTGTTGGATAAATAGAATTACCATAATAAACTACAATTGCCTTTGTAACCGAGTTAGGGAAGTAAAATACTCGTTGAATTGACCAATTACCAGCACCAACGGATGATAATGTACCATTATTAGAGTATTGACTTGGATCAATTGTTGTATATCCCGCACCCGCATTTGTTAAATAGACCCAACTAGATCCAGATTGATAATATCTAAATATTTTAGAGATATTAGTTCCTGTATCTATTGTATATGAGGGATCATTTGGATCTAAAGTATAATTAGCTCCTGGTGCATATGCGGTACCACTTCCTACTATCAAACTTCCTGTACTAGATCCACTAGGTGCTAAAGTATATCCTGATAGTTTTAGGGGTCCAAATGCTCTGTTAAATACATTTTGGGATTGCTCAAAACCATACGCTACAGAAGGTTGGGTTTTGACACCATTAATTGTAGATTGGTTTTGAAATAATACATTACCTACATTAATTATACTATTAAATTGACCATTGTTGAATGGTGTTCCTTGAGCGTAAATGTTATTTGTTGAATCAATACCAATAAAAGCTTGTTGATATGATGCTGTAAGAGGTGCTATACTAGCAGATAAGTTTGGCCATTCTAAAAATTGTATTGTTGGGTAAGGATCATCTCCAATAGATGCATTCAAATCTACAATTATACCACTACCACTTCCTATTTGATATATAGTAGATGATTGGGTCGTAATTAATCCACCATGTAATAAACCTGTATATAAATTACCTTCTATCCAACGTAAACGAGTTGTATTAGTATATCCTGATCCGTTTTGGCTAAAGTATAAGTCATTTGTTGAGCCAGAAACATAAATATAAGATGCTGAAATTGAGTTATCAAGGTTGGTTGATACGGGGTCAAATCTATGGTAGCCACTTTGTCTAATGTCTCCATAAATTTGAACAGATGCTGTAGGAGAACCTGGGGATACAGATCCTGAAATTGTTATACTTCCTGATAGTAATGTGTTACCAAATAAAGTATTATTTCCTATTTGAGTAGTAGAACCAGTTACATTGAATGAACCTGTTACGGTTAAACCACTAGTTACATTTAAAGAATTCAGGGCAGCATCCGAGCCCGATACTATGACTTTTTTCCAGTTTGGCATTTAATAAGTTTATTACGGTTGGTTACACCGAATATGCGGTGCCCACTTCTCTTACGAGCCTATAATACGGTAATAAATATATTATTGCTTTTTCCTAGTGGATGTTTTTTCCTCTTCGTGTTGGACTATTTGTTGAAGACCCAACATTTTTGATTCTTCTTCAGCTTTAAGCATTCTTGTAATTTCTTCTAGTTCATGCTCTAGTTTTAATTGGATAGAGGCGCAAAATTTAGCATCACGTCCTTGAATTGGAACGGTTTCAAGTGCTTGTCTAAGAAAATTTAATTCCGCATGGGAAAAGTCAACGGCAAATATATTCATAACTTATCTATTTGGTTTGTTCTGTGTATTGGTTTTGTAGTTTTACAACTAAATGGTACAAAGGCTCAATGTCCTCTCCAATGAAAGTTGTACGTTTAACCATAGAAAGTAAAACCTCTATCTCCTTAGCCGATAATTGGTTTGAAGATAGAGGTTGAGTGTTTTTAGTGTCACCAACGACATGACTGGCAGTAAAAGACATAACTAGTTTTTTAAGTATGTTAAGAATAAATATAAATATCTCCTGTAAGTGTATTGACATGAATGTTACCATAACCATTACCTGAACCACCATATAATGGGGCTACTGAAGGGGCTGTTATTGAAACTTCTGTTGTAGTTATATATGCAGCTGCATTAAAGGTTGATTGGTTTGCTGTAAAACTAGATGTGAAACCCCAACGATTAATTGAATTTTCGTATCCAAATAATTCACCTACATTTTGTGTAGTTTGTTGAACAACAAAACCACCATCACCTCCTGTGTTTGATCCAGAAGCTAATAAGATAAATCTATCAGCAACTAATAAATTTTCTGTATTTTGGAAGGAAGCAGTACCTTGTACTGTTAAGTTACCTGTAACTATTTCATTACCTGTTATAGTTAAATTGGTACCGTCAAATTGTAAGTTTTGTTCACCGTTAATTGAACCACCACCTGTTGCGGTTAATACATAATTATTAACATTATTAATAATTGATGGACCAATATGAGATGATGTTAAAGCATTTATAGCCCAACTTGCTGTACCTTCAACATTACCTAATAACGAACCTGTAAATGAGGTAGATGAGATAGAGGTAATACCTGTAATGGTAGTAGCTAATGTTAAGCTATCTGTACCTTCAACTGCTAAATTAGTACCTGCTAAGTCAGTTAATAGATCACCATAAGTAACATATTTGTTAGCACCATCATTGATATAAAATTGATCGGTATTTGCTAAATCTGTCTTTTGAGTGGTTGGAAATGATGCGGTAACACCAGTTAAACCTGAACCATTGCCAAAGAATGAACCACTAAATGAACCTGAAATAGATACTCCAAATGATCCAGTGGTTGCTAATATACTTCCAGTACCATTAATTGGTGTAGTTGTTAAGTTACCTGTACCACCACCAATTACTACATTACCGGAAGTTAAGTTGTCTACTTGTAGTGCTGTTAAATTAGCATTACTACCCGAGACGATGACTTTTTTCCAAGTTGCCATATTATTTTCTTATTTTATTATAAATATGTTATTTTTAATCAAGGCCAACAAAAAACGAAGCAGATGTAAAATAAATACCTCCATTTGGTGCGGGACCAGTTAAAACTTGAGACTGTGTTGAAAAAACAACAACTCCACTTTGTGATACTGCTAAAACAGTAGTATTACTTGCATTTCTAATGAGAAAAATATCATTGTTGCTGCTTTTTACAAACAAAGATCCAGTTATAGCTGCTGAACCTGTAATGTCTAAGGAACCGGTTATGACTGGGGAAAATAATCTCATTAATCTATTTTGTTATAAATATATTAGACAAATGAACCTGACCTCCAGGCTCCATTCATCCACATATAAAGAAAGTATTGACCTCCTATTGTTGCAGGAACAATTTCTCCATCAGTTCCTGTCCAAGAAGGAGCAGATGATTGTGTTGTAGGTAAAACAATAGATCCTGACATTCTTATTTTAAAGGCATCTCTACGTGCATTATCTGCGGTACCATTACCTACAATCATTAAAGATGTAGTGTCTCCATGTTTATTATATTGGCCTTGTACATGTTGGTAAGAACCAGATGCTACAGTATTATTCCCTTCAGTATGAGAATAATTACCAGATGATGTAGTATAATATCCTTCAGCATGAGAACCCTGGCCAGAAGATACAGTTCTAAGTCCTTCAGCATGAGAAAAATCACCTGATGAAGTAGTGAATTGGCCTTCAGCGTGAGAATAACCACCAAAAGCTAAAGTATCAGTCCCTTCAGCATGAGAATAAAGTCCAAATGCTACAGTATTACTTCCTTCAGCATGAGAAGCGAATCCTAAAGCTTGAGTAAAATTCCCTTCAGCATGAGATCCCATTTCTTGAGCAAGAGTTAATCTCCCTTCAGCATGACTATAAGGACCAAAAGCTGATGTTTGATAACCTTCAGCATGAGAATATATCCCAGCAGAAGCAACATTTTCTCCTTGGAGTAAACTTCCAACAGTGTAATTAAATTTAAAATATGGTGATGCTTGTAAAGCACTAGCACTATTAAATAAAATTTCAGTATTATTACCAGGAACAGTAACAGATCCTCCACCAGAACCACTAATTTGAAATGTATTTCCTATATTATTTATAGTAATATTGGGGCCTGCAACTAAATTAACATAAGATGAGGTTACAGCATATGAAGCGCTTGTTGCATTAAGGGCATATGAAGAAGATACAGATCCATTATTCTGTAAAGCACCTCCTACAGATACAACTGCTGTTCCACTTTCTAAAGTTGGAAAAGTAATAGTAACAGTATCATCATTTGTTAAATCAATATTTTGAGGAATTATTTCATCAAAATTAGTATCATATACTTGTACAATAACATATAAAGTATTCAGATTATGAATTACTGTCCAAGTAGATTGATTTGTAAATGATTGTGTATAATTACTACTATATAAAGTGTTAATATATGAAGCTGTTGCAGCATATGAACTAGAAAGTGCATTTGCGGCATATGAAGCAGTTAAAGCATATGAACTTGAAAGTGCATTTAATGCATAAGATGCAGTTGCAACACTAGTTAAAGTTATAGGGAATGTAGATCCATCACCCTTAGTAAAAGTAATAGTATCATTAACAGCAGAAGCAGTTACAAGTGCTTTATCCACATGGGATGCAGTAATTGCAAAGGAAGCAGTACCATATAACGAACCTGTTATTTCGTAAAATCCTGAGCGTAACTGATCTGGTTTAATATGTGCCATTATCTACCTTGTGATGAGTATGATTTTGTGTAGTTTTTACTTGATTTAAGTTTACTTGACTTTGATTTTGCATGAACACCTGGTCTTTTTTTTCTAGGTTTTTTCATGAAAGAAACTGAGGTTTGTGCTTTTGCTTTTGCCATTTCTAATAAATATTAAACGTTAACTATTAAATTTTCCAATTGCTATAACTTCGTCTTGTGAATCAAAACTATATCCTAATTCCACAGGATCAATTACTAAAGTTGTTAATGTGTTTGAACCATCTACAGTAAATAATATTATTGCTAAATCTTCAATTAATGCTCCGTTACAGAATATAGAGAAGTTATTTAATGAAGTTGATGGGAGTCCAGAAGGTGCTGATAACCAGCCACTAGGGAATGTTACTGTGGTTGAGTTTACAAATGTTCCTAATTTTTGAACATTAGTGTTTAGATATGCTAAAGTAGCAGGATCAATGTTGCCACCTCCGCCACCGCCTCCTCCACCATTTGTTGGAGTAAGTGGGAAAGATACTGCAGATTTTCTTTTAAGTAAAGATACAAATTCAGCCTGGCCATTTACTGTTTCTAGGCCAATAATTACTTGGGCTTTACTGTTATATTTTTTAATTGCAGTTACATCTTTTTGTACTGTATCTGGTACAATATAGCCAAATAATTTGATAGTAAATGTGCCTTTTACAAGACGATTTGAATTATCTGAAATTTCAATTGCTGTTGAATATGAATCAATAGAGGCTTTAAATTTAAAGCGTTCAGGATCTCCCCAATATGAATCAGAAGCATAATTAATCGCTTCAATTATTTTGTTCATTTGCTCAACATAATACGTTTGAATTGCACATGTATACGTTAAATTAACGTAGTCAGGTACTACATTGACAACGAATTGCTCTACAGGAATTCGATTTGTTAATACGTTAAAATTCGAATAAGCATTTTTTGGGTTATATCCCTTTGCCCATGAAGTATATAAATGGGGGTGATTAGCATCTAATTTGTTTGTCAAAGAACGATTTTTATCTAATGTATCTCGTTTAAACATAATTAGTGGAGCCATTACAGCACCATTTTTATCTTTATAGTATCCGTCTTTTTGTACAGATTTCCATTTTTCAGGTGAACCATAAATTACAGGCACTTCAATTCGTACACCATTTTGATAAACAAATGGACGTATTACGTTTTGAAAATAAAACATAATTGCCTCATCAATATCTTGTAAACCTACAACAAATGGTTTAACAGTGTCACCTTTAAATGACATTTGTTCAGAACGATTGAATCCAATTCCACTTTGTTTTGTTGAAGTAAATTGTTGAAATTCAGAAGGTATATTAGGATCACCATAAGATTCATCCGTTTCAGGGAACAAATAAGGTTCTACCTGATCATTTGAAATCTGCTGTTGAGATTTTGGATTGGGTTTTCTTGCTGATGGCATATATTATAATCTTTCTCTTGTAATCTGAACTTTATCTGCAGGTACATAATGTGCGGTACAAATAATTGAATAATTTGAACCATAATTATCTAAACCTGGGTTGAGTGGGTTTTGGTTGTATGGATAAGCAGGATCTTTACCTACAAATAATTGATTATCATTTACGTTATCAACTTCCCAATATGACTCATTCCACATAATTATATCACCTACTTCAGGTAATATATCTGCCCCATAAGGCGTATTATCATAATTACCTATATCAGGTCCACCACCCGAGTTAACAGGGTTTTTACCGCGTAAATCGTCACGTAAAAATCTAAATGTCATAGGTCGATCAAAGCTTACACCAAAATCATCTACTGGGGATTGGTTATCACCTCTTTCAATTAATGTATTAAGTAAAACAGGACCATTATAATATTTTGAACCTGCTGCTTCACCATAAATATTTACTTTGGTTTGTTCTGAAATTAATTGGTAATAAGCACATTGTTGGGAGATAATATCCCACATCAACTCACGGCTGAGGTGTCTAAATAGGGATACATCACGTTGTGTTCCAAATAATGCCATGTTATCCTATATAAATTACCATTGGTACGTCTGCTAATATATTCTTTTGACTAGCTGCTTCTGCTTCTTTATTTGCAAGTAAAGTTTTACGAGAAGTAGTATCAAAATATGTTCTTAAACGTTCAATTAATGCTGTTTTTTCATTTGTAGCAGCAGTGATTAAATCATTTTGATTTAGTGTGATTTCAGATCCTGGGATTGGTACTGTTTGGTATTTTCCACGAACATATCCTAACATTTCTTTGGCTAAAGCTAAAGCATATTCAAATATCCATGAACGACCAATTGAATTTATTTTAGAATATGTTGGATTTTCATACGGTACATTTGAAGCATTAGTAATCAAATTTTGTCCATTACGATCAGTATACACTTTATTACGATCAGATTCTAAAATATATTGGAACCACAAGTCACGATAATGTACAACAGGAATAGGGAATATTTTCAATTGGTTATTTACTAATTCAAATGTATATTGCGATTTACGAATTTGATCGTTGAATTCAATTGCTTGAATTTTTTGTAAGTCATAGTTGATAGGCATCAACATAAAGTTGATTGCAGGTGAATATGAACCCCAACCAAATGAATCAAGCATACCCATCATACCTGTACCTGTACCAGCATATGGATCAAAATATCGCATGATTGCAGGTGGTGCTTCATAATAGATACGTTTAATTTCAATACGACCTTGAATTCCATTATCAAGAGCCCATTGATTCATATCATATTCTTGTTTACCTGCTTGTAATTTAATTGAACCTGAACGGTAAGTTACTGTGCCTCCAACTCCTGCTTCTTCTCCATATTGTTGAGATAAGCGAACAATAGAGGCCATGTTTTCTTGAATAACTTCATTATTAGCAGCTCCAATAGTTGTAGGGGCACCTTGAAATGAAAGTAAGTTTTCTGCTACTTGATAAGCATATAGCTCATTTCCATAAGTTGTTACAGCATCTTCAAGTGCTGTATAAAAGTTTATATCTTGTAATTCAACTTCAACTAAAGGATATCCCAAACGTTGTGCAGCAAATTTTGCAAATTTATCAGCATCAGATTGGAATTGCGGATCATAGTCATAAAACCCAAATGGAGTATCTCCTGGTTGGAATGAACTTGAGCCTGGCCAAATTGGAATGTTCATAGCAATATTTTGTTATAAATATGAAAAAAAAGGGCCTCATTTAGAGGCCCATTTTAAATATATTGTGTTTTTATTATGACAATGAACCTGATCTCCATGCACCAGACATCCAAACATAGAATCTATGATTTCCTGTTACGGTTGCAAATACCATTTCACCATCTGTACCTGTCCAAGATGGAGCAACTGATTGAGTATTTGGTAATACAATTGAACCTGACATTCTTACTTTAAATGCATCTTTGCGAGCGCCAGTACTAGTACCATTGCCCACAATCATTAAAGAAGTTGAATCTCCTTGAGTGTTGTATTGGCCTTGTACATGTTGGTATGAACCAGATGCTATAGTACCTAAACCTTCAGCATGAGATGATGTTCCTCTAGCTATGGTAGAAAATCCTTCAGCATGTGAAAAATCACCATATGTTGTTGTTGAATATCCTTCTGCATGAGAATACTCACCAATAGTATAAGTAGAATTTCCTTCTGTATGAGAAAAAACTCCTTCAGAAGTTGTATTAAATCCTTCTGCATGAGAAAGATTACCAAATGCTGTATTTGCATTGCCTTCTGCATGTGAATAATCACCAGTAGCTGTATTATTTAATCCTTCTGCATGTGAATAATTACCACCGGCTGTAGTATTTTGTCCTTCTGCATGTGAATAACTACCACTAGATATAGTATTTGCACCTTCTGCATGTGAATAATCACCTGAGGCTGTTGTATAATAGCCCTCAGAATGGGAACCAATTCCTATTGATGTAGTATTACCGCCTTCAGCGTGTGAACCTTCTCCTTTAGATATAGTACCACTACCTTCAGCATGGCCATAATATGCAACTGTACTACTACCTTCAGCATGGCCTAATAAAGCTAAAGTATATTCACCTTCGGCATGTGAAAATTGGCCTACTGATTTAGTTTGATTAGGGTAGGTTATTCCGCTAGCTATTGCAAATGGATCTACAATAGCAAGATAATTTTGTGATGATAAATTTAAATTAGGAACTCCAACATATTCAACCTGAGTTAAATTGGCTTGGAAGAAAGAACGAGATACAACTAATGGGGTAGTTCCTAATAAAACATTAGTACCTGGAGGTAGGGAAGAAGTTATATTACCTATAGAAGAAGGTAATTGAGTTACTCCATTAAATGTTCCATTAACATCCCATGCTGAGAGACCAGCTGATGATTGGTATCCTTCAGCATGAGTTCCTATAGCTTTTGCGTGTACTTCAAAACCTCCAGCATGTGAATATTCACCACTTGCTGAAACATTAAATCCATTAGCTAATGAAGTGTTTAAAGCTATGTTAGCAGCAACTCCTGTTTTTAAAGATCCAACATGATTAATTGAACCAGTAACAGTAACACTACCTGAAACTGATTGATTTCCAAAAAATGCATTTGAACCTGTTGTTGCAAATGATCCAGTAGCGATTGTACTTCCACCACCTGATCCAAATCCAGAAGCAGCAGCTGATGCTGAAATGAATGTTGGGTTAATATAAGATGCCGTTGTGGCAAATGAAGCACTTACAACACTACCTAATAGTACAGATGCGGTTGCGGCATATGAAGCACTTACAACACTACCTAATAAGGTTTGTGCAACTGTAGCGTATGAAGCTGTTGTAATTGTACCTGTAATTCCTCCAGTAACAACTAATGAACCTGTAACTTCAACTTGATTACCTGCAGCAAAAATTAGATTAGATCTAGCAGAAATATTACCATTACCTACAATAAATGCTCCTGTTACAGGACTTGCAATATTGTAGATTCCTTGAGCGTGTTGGAATGAAGCAGATGTTATAGTCCCAAAACCTTCAGCATGAGAATAATCTCCTTGTGCTATTGCACCAATTCCTTCAGCATGTGAAAATAATGCTATTGCAGTAGTATTAAGCCCTTGGGCCATTGAACTTTGTAAAGCTACATTACCTACGGCACCTGTTTTCATAGGTCCAATATTTACAAATGTTTCTGAACCTGAAACTACTAATGAACCAGTAATTTGGACTCCAGTACTAGTTGTTATGAGTACTGATCCACTAATGTTACCAATGATGCTTCCGCTTACAATTAAATCTTCAGTTACTGTTAGGGAACCAGTTACTGCGTGTGAACCAGTAAAATATTCAAAGTTACCATCCAATTCTGCATTGGTAAGTGGAGAACCTTTTACTGATCTTAATGTTAAATTTGCCATTTTCTTTTATTTATAAATATTAAGTTGATGCTACAAAATACTCTAATTGCGTACTTCCTGAAATTGCTTTAGCTTTTACTGAGTTGATGTAAGTTAGAGAGCTATAGTAGGTTTGGTCTACATATCCGTCTACTACATAATCGTCATATGAAGGAGTGTTGATATCAGCATCTCCTAACATTAAAGTTTTTCCAGGGTCTAAACTAAAAATAGCACTTTCAGTACCATCATTAGCAATCAAATATATTAAAGTATTGTATTGTGTAGATAAATTGGTAATTCTAACATATTGTGTATCAGATTTTACGAAAGCTCCACCGGTTTGTTCTTCTTCACTATCACAAAAACGTAAAATTTCAATACCAGAACCACTAAAAGTAGTAGCAATGGTGTCTACACGTCGAACTATTTGATTAACGTTCGATATAGTTTTAAATACGTTTGTTTTTTCTGTAGTGGTATTCGGGAGAGTAATTTCTTCCGTAATGGTTACATATAGATTAGCCATTTATCTTTTATTTATAAATATGGCTATCCTCTGAAAGATTTGTATACTTCTAAAATGTCGTCTACTATTGGATGTCTATGATTTTTTTCTAGGGTAACTACCTCAAATCCAGGCACTTCTTTCATATGCTTACATACAACATCAAATCCAGATGTTTTTTTATCTCTTAAGTCAACTTGGGCAGCATCACCACAAAATATCATTTTAGACCCATGGCAAATACGAGTTAATAAAAGCTCAGTTTGGTTATCTGTTAAGTTTTGAGCTTCATCTACTACAACTAAACAATCTGTAAAGTTTCTACCTCGCATAAACGATACAGGTACAATTTCGATTTCACCATCTGCTATACATTTTTCAATTTTTTCTTTACTGTATAAACGATGCATGTTTTCATACACTGGAGCTGTAAATGGAGCAAGTTTTTCATTAACGTCTCCTGGTAGGAATCCAATATCTTGTCCTGCTACTACAGTTGGTCGAGTAATAATAATTTTCTCAATTTCACGACTAAAAAGTAAATCAAGAGCAATATTAGCTGCTAGTAAGGATTTACCTGAACCTGCTTTACCACGTAATATGGTTACTGTATTTGCTAGGATTTTAGATTTAGCGGACTTTTGCTCTTCATTCAATTGAATGTTGAATTTGATAGGACCTTTTGGTTTGCGTTTTGCTTTAAATACTTCCTGCGCTTCAGGAGTTCTATTAAAATCTGTCATATAACTATATTTGCTAATAAATATTGAGAGAAAATAGAAAAGCCTGGCTTTCGCCAGGCTCTTCATATTTTTTGATCATTTACTCTTATAGAGTGTTCAAATCGTTAACGAAGATACGACCAAAGAATTCTGGACGGATCATTTTCTTAGCATAACGAGTCAAGAGACCTTTACGTGGAGTAAATGTATCTGGATCGTACACAAGAGGTGTCATGATTAATGGAACATAAGGAGCAAATACCGCACCAGTTTCAAGGAATTGTGATCCTCTATAACCCATCAAGATCAAGTTTTCTGTCATGTAAGGGTTTTTGTAAACTGTGTAACGGTTGTTCATTTGACCAGCTTTTTGGATACCAAATGCGTAGCTAGCTTTAGTTACATCACCATCAGAACTAGAAGCAAATCCTGGGATAGACTCAAGGATAGTTGCTACAGTTGGAGAACATACGAGGAAGTTTGCACCACCACGTAATGTCTTTTGGTGAATTTTGTTACTAACTTTCTGCATTTTAGTACCTAAAGTTTGGAACCATTGACCTTGAGTGTTGTAGAAACCAAGATTATCATATCCTGTTTTTGCAGCATTCAAAGAACGGTTGTTTGTAGCTGACCACCACTCATCCCATGCAGATGCGTCTTGGATCAACATATCGATTACTTCGAGGTCAATTTCCAATGCAATATATTCGCTCATGATTGAAGTCAATTCAGCTTCAGCATCCAAAGATTGGTATGCGTTCAAATCTTGAGCAAATTCTGGTGTCCATTGTGCTTTCAACTTACGAGTTTTAGCAACAATAGCCTCAGATTTCATTTGGATATTGATCTGTGGAATTGCTAATTGGTCTGCAGATGTAGACTCAGCATTTGGATAACCAGCACCGCTGTTATCTTCGAAGTCACCACGATAGTTGTCAGCTGGCTGAACATTGTAGAATACTGAAGATGAAGTAGCAGTAACAGGCAAGTTAGCACTTGCTACAGATCCTGAGTAGATAAATGTAATAGTTGTACCAGCAGCATTAGCAAATGTGTATTGTGGTAATGTACGAGCAGCAGTTCCAGCAGTGTAAGTTGAACCTGAAGCTAATACGAATGCACGAACACCTTTAAGATCTGGACGAGTTAAAGAGTTAGTGTTGATAGTTACAGCTGTATATTGACCAGCAGCAACAGATGCAGACAATTCAGCATTGTATTCAACTTGAGCCCAAGAAGCAGTTGCTACTGTAGTACCAACTGATTGTGAGAATTGGTTGATTGAATATGCAAAACGACCAGCACCATACAAACCTTGAGAAGCATCGCTTGCTTTACCAGGGTTTGTGTTACCGTACATTGAAGAGCTAGCAGCATAAGTATCGCCACCAGGACCAAAGTTTCCGATAGGAGCATTTTTGTCTTGACCATATTGGAAATCAAGGAAGAATACAAGACCAGAAGGCAAATTCATTGGTTGTACAGAAACGAATTCTTTAGATGATAAAGAACCGAATACTTTACGTACCAATGGAAGTGCTACACCTGCCCATTGCTCACCTTGACCAACTTGGAAAGTACCACCACCTACGTTAGTAGAAGATTGCTCAACAACAAGTTGTTTAGCTTGGTTTTCGAGGATTAAAGCCATGTTGTTTTTTTCAACTTCGCTATTCAATCCTTCTAAGAGACCCGTTTTAGCCCATTTTGAGGCCATACGAGCTGCATCACCCTGCATGTTTTTCCATCCAGATGCTGCGCTTTCTAAAAGAGAATTAATGTTTGACATTTTTTTGTTTAATTTAAAATTTAATTACTTAATAATTCCAGCCAATTTTTGCATACGTAAGAATGCATCGTTTGACTCTACGATTGGTTGTTTAGCTACTGGTGTAACTGTTGCTTTAGAAGCGCTACCTAAGTGTTCTTTAATGGTTTCTTTTTTAACTTTGATACCCTCGTTTAAAGTTTCAAATACCATTTTTACTTCACCTACTGTAGTTGCTTTGTCAAACGAACTTAACACTTTCACTTTTTGGTTTTCGTTCAAATTTTTAGATTTGAAGATTTTGTTTGTGTAAAGAAGTTTAGCATTCAACAAGTTGATCTCGTTCAATTCAGATTTAAGAGCTTCGATAGTTTTCATAGCTTCAGCTAATTCTGATCCCATAGACTCAGCTGTCTGACCTAGTGTAGCGGCTGCAGAATCAGGACCTACTGATGCTTTCGTAGTTTGTTTTAAACCAAGAGCATTACGGAAATTAGCTAATACATCTACTCCTCTCAAACTAGATCCGGTTCTTTTAGCCCATGATCCTAATTCGTTAGTTATAGATTGAGATTGAATAATTTCTCCAACTTTTGATTTGAATTCATCAGATTTTGGATCTAATTTTACAAGTTCAGAGGCACCTTCAATATTTCTTCCTTCTTTAGAGAAAAAATCTAAAAGTTGACCCATGATTTTTTGTTCTTTGTTTCCTAATCCGAAAAGTTCATCAATTGGTTCTTCCATTTCTTCCATTTCTTCGATTTCTTTTAACAATTCTGCTAGGTCGACTTCTTCCTCATCTTCCATGCCTACTTCTTCTTCGCCTTCTTCGGCTTCGCCTTCTTCTCCGGCTTCGAGTTCACCTGACGCGATCATATCTTTAATAACATCTTCAATCATGTCTTTAAGATCTTCATCTGTCATGTCTTCGAGGTCGATTGGTTCACCTTCTTCTTCACCTTCTTCAGATTCTTCATCAGACATTTCCATGTCTTCAGCTTCTTCTTCTTCAGCTTCGTTTAAAGATTCTTCCATTTCTTCCTCTTCTTCATTTAGCTCAGCTAAAAGCTCTTCTAAATCAATTTCTTCCATTGTTTCATCCTCGGCTTCATCTAATGCTTTTTCACCCATTGATGAAAATCCTTCATCTGAGTCTGCAGTCATTTTTCCGAATCCTTCTTCTTCAAGTTCTTCTTTTTCCATTTCTTGAAGTTTTGCGGCGAACATAGATTGTAATTGAGGTGTGAAGGCTTCTTCTAGAGCGGCTTTTGCATTTGCGATAGCAGTTTCTTTAACAGCTTTAGCATCTGCGATTGCTTCTTTAAGCAAATCTCTGTTTGTTGCCATTTTTCCTAAATTAAGTTGTTGGGAAAGTACGTTTATTGAGAAACGTAATAGATTTTTTTATATCGATGCCACATAAGATATGAGGGGGGTGGCATATTCGTATTATATGTATATTGTTATATTGCCAAAGTCGCAAAGGAAAAAAAAGCCCTCAAAAAGAGGGCTAATTTTCACCGGTTTGCATATTTTAAAATATAGGGCATGTGCCTTTAGCACATAATATTTCGGTAATAAGTGAATTTGTACGTGCGTATTGATCTAGATATGTTGTTCTTGATTCGTTTAATGCACCGTTTTTCATCCATGAATCTGGGTTAGATGGGTTAGAAACTAAATCCCAAGTAAGTAATTCAAAGTCATCTTGTACTTCCATTACTTCACCCATTTGTTTTAATGAACCCATTCCACGGGAAGAAATACCAATGATTAAGCCATTTTTAACTAATGCACCAGCAATACGGCCTGATGAGGTACCTAAATCACCCATATCAGAGAAGATTTCTACTTTACCCCAAATTTCATCACCTCTCCACCATACTTCACGAATGGCATGTGATGCGTTTTTAAGGTTGATTACTTGCGAATCAGGATGGTCTAACTCACCTACAGTTTCGGTAGATTTCATTTGAATTTTGCGTGTAAAATTGTCGATTTCACGTTCCCACAATTCACGTTTGTAATAGCGACCATTACCATTTTTTACTTCTACAGTAGCCAATATCCCTTCAACAAAAACGTTACCGCTTTTGCTCATACCCTCAACCAATTTCATTGGTTTTGGATCAAAGTGTCTGGTTTCTATTAATAGTTGCTTGTTCATCTTAGTAATCCATTCCGTCCATTTTTCCTTCTAGATCATTACGTAAATCGTTTTTCATGTCTAGGGAAATATTATTATAGTTATCTAAAATTGAATCAATACTTTCGCCTTCATCAAAACGACGCTCAGCATCTTCTTTATATTGAAGATATTCTTCAGATGCTTCGAGTGGAGTTTCATCTTCATCAATTACTTCTTTAGAAGCTGCTTTTTTGCCTTTGAATTTCGACATCATTTTCTCGATTTTTTTACGAGCTACTTCTAGTTTTTTAATGTCTTTTTCAAGTTCTTTTACTTTTTTCTTGTCAGTTAAGGCTTTCATGTCCTCATCCTCATCAAGTTTACCAAGTTTTGAACGTCTATGGTCAATTAAAGCGTCAATTTTATCTAATTTAGCTTGCAATACTTCGTGTTCTGCTTCTTTGTTGATGTCAGCCAAATCCTTTTCTACACTTTCTTGTAAATTTTGAGAAATTGAGTTAAGACCTTGGGCATGTCTAACATACATTTTTTCAATAGCACCTAAAGCTTCTTTATCACCTAAATGTGGTTGTTCCATTGAAAAAAGAGCATCTTCGAATGCGCCAGAATTAAATAATTCTTCGTCAATCATACTTTGAACAGCTTCACGAATTGCAAGTTCTTCAAGTGATTCACCTGCTTCTTTTCTACGCTTAAGTTCTTCTTCGCGTTTTTGCTTTAATTTAACTTTAATTTCTTCAGGTGTAAATTTTTTATCAGATTTAGTTACAGCATCTTTAACGTCTGACATAAATTTTTCTACACCTTCTTTTAAGTCACCGTAACCAGAAGATTTGTATTTACCTTTAGCTTCTTTTGGTTCACCTAAACCAGGATGATCAGTTACATATCCTAAATCTTTAATACCAAATTGACCATTTTTTGTATAGTAAATTTGATCTTTTGCTAAGTTTTTAAATACGAGGTCTTTAAGTTCTTGCATCGTCTTATCGGCATTTTTAGGATCTTTCATTTCAGCATAGTAACCCGTCATAATTTGATCAAAGATCATATTGTCAGGATTTTTCTCGTCTGAGTAATCGAATGCTTTTTCAAGATCTTCTTCTACAGGTTTAGAAACTTTTTTCTCTTCTGCTTTAACTTTTTCATCTTCATTCTTTTTAGCTTCTGCTAAAAACGCTTCGAATGCAGTTTCGTAAGATTCTTTTTTAGGACGATCCATAATCGCAGGCATTACCGAAATAACATTCTCAGAAATGATATTTTTAGTAGTTAAGGATGCTACTGCTTCGTCAAACGTAGCAGCGTTACGTACGATATTTGGAAATTGACGTTTTGCCTCTGTAAGGAAAACACCAACGTGTCCTTTACCTTCTTTGATTAACAAATACTGATCTTGTAATGTCTTTTTCATTATTGTTCTGATAAGAGTTGTTTTATTTCTTTTAAATAGCTTAAAACTATTTCGATTGGTTTATTGATATCATATGAACCAGCGTTTCCACCATATAATTCAATTGTTTCATTTTTAGCATTTGAAACAAGTGGTTGTATTTCGTTTAATAATTTTTCGATTTCATCTAACGAAGCAATACGTCTTTTTTGAACGTCATTCATTTCGTTTAATGTATCATCTTCCCAAAGTTGTTTAACTTCTAAACCAGATCCTTTAATTTTTTTAGGTACTAGTTTATATTTAAATTGCTTTACATAAGCATTGTCTTTAACACCTTCTGCTCCAGCACTTGGACCCATACCTAAAGTAGCTCCAGGACCTTCTTCAATACTTTTAGTTTTTTTAAATGCTTTTGGAGTAGCATAATTCATTCCTTGACCAGCAGAAAATGAAGCACCACCCATTCCGGTAGCACTCATTTCTTTGAGTCGTTTGCGAATTATTTCTTTAAGTTTATCCATTTACAGTTTCCAATTCATTGATTAAATCATAGTACTGCAACAAGTCAACTAGATCATTATCAGTAATTTTAGCGTTTTTAGCTGGTACCTGGATAATGTTGATGATTTCGTTGATTTTAATTTTGGTTGTTTCGCTTTTGGTTTTAGAGTTCAATTTAGATAACTCTTCTTTAATTTCTACAACTTTTGTTGTATAAAAATCTTTTAAGCGAGATGTATTATCAACAGATGTGATAAATTCTTTAAGGATTTCTTTTTGACGTGGGTGAAGATCGTCGTATTTTGTATTGAAATTTTCCAATACCATTTTATACGCTAATAAACGAACATCTTTGTCAGCATGTTCAAATTCATTCATTACTTCGTCACGAACTTTACCTACTTTAACTTGAGCAGCTGTTAAATGCTCTAAAATAGTTACCTTATTATTGATTGCTTGTTCAGGATCAGTATTTTGGTTAGCATTTGCCATTTCTACTAATGTATAAAACGCAGCAAATACTTTATAGTTAGGTAACTTGTGGTTAAAGAATTCGTTTAGGTCATAGTGTTTTTGAATTTCACTAATCAAGTTATATTTTTGACGTTTGATTGCTCCTCTATTTAATGTTTTAGAAGAATCAATTAGTGTGCTAACTACTAAGTTTGCTTTACCTTCAGTCAATGAAGTTTTTTTCAACAAAGTTTCGTATAACTTGTACTCACGACCCAATTCCGATTTAACGAAATATTTTTTCAGTATATCTTTTGCCGGGGAATCCTTACCGTCCAGTGTATCGGTAGTGATCTGTCGAACTAAAAGTTCAAAGAGGATACCCGTGTTTTTATACTTTGAATGTTTGACTTGCATTCTGTAATATTTGTTTATTTATAAATATATAAGATTTCCTTACTCTCGTATCTGTGACTCATCCAATAGTGAATTTCCTCTAATATCTGATTCAAAAATCATCTGTTTGTGCTGGTTTTTGATGTCATTGAACATTCTTTTATTTGGATTTGGTTTTCCTTTGGTTTCAAGTGCTAATGGACTGTTGCCTTTGAATTGAGGTCTGATAGAATTTGATTCGTCTCCATCTTTTTTAATACCATCTGATCCGATTCTGTCTTTTCCAAGTGCATTATCTTGTGTATTTTTATCAGTTACTTTTTCTTCAGGGCGACCTAAATCAGCATCTTCATCATATCCTAAAGGTACGTTAGTTGCTTCATATCTACCTCTACCATATAAAGAAGCTAGATCGTGTGGGGTACCGTAAGATTTACCTGTTTCTAATGGATCGTTACCTTCGTTTTCAATTTGAGCAATACGGAATTTACGTTTAGCATCTTGTAAAAGCAAGTCTCTATATTCATCATATTGATCTTCACTCAAATGGAATAAGTTTTCATAAATCCAGTCAGTAGGTAGGATCTTATTTTCCATCATTTGAGTAGCTAGATCAACTTTTTCTTTCATTAATGCTATACGTTCTTGATCATAAATGATAGATGGTGTAGTTAATGATAATTCAAAGTTTGTCATGCTTTCGTCACGATATCCTTGAGAGTATAGGTGAACCAAAGCAATTTTAGTCAACTCAGATACTACAATACGTTGAATACGCTCAATAGTGCGCGCAAAACGAATATCTTCAGCAGCCAACGTAGCTTTACCTGTTAAATCTTTTTCATAACCCATAAACGCTTTAGGCACCTTAAGGGCAGCAAATAATTTATCACGTAAATAGGTAACGTCTTCAATACCTTGCCATTGCAAACCTGCTAAATTATCGATTTTAGTTGCTTGATCATTTCCACGTACTGGGATATAGAAGTCTTCAAGTAAGTTTTGCATGTTGTACTTCAAGTTATAATCACCAGTTTGTTGATCAATGTATGGAGTACGTTTCATTTTGGAAATTGTCTTCTGCATGAAGTTTTCTACCTCAGCAGGTGCAATATTTCCAACGTTGATATAGAAAATACGTTTTTCAGGTGCGCGAACGATACGGTGAATTAACATCGCATCTTCCATCATAATATATTGCTTAAACAATTTACGAGCAGGCTCTAGATATGATCTACCATAAGGTAAAAAGTTAGTATCCGTTAATAAACGGAAGTGAGCCATTTCATAATTGTCAAAATAAATTGAATTAGCTTGACCACCAGAGTTTGGTACATTATAGTAACCATAATCAGAAGGAGATGAAATACCATCAGGATCAAAACGGAAACGAACTGAGTTTGGATGGTCTTTATCGTATCCATCTTGTCTTTCAATGTGGAATGCGTTATAAGGGATTACATTGTACACACCAAATTTTTCAGCAATTTCTAGTTTTAAGAAGAAATCACCATATTTCAACATATTGCGAATCCAAGGCCATAGGTTAAATTCTACATTTAATACATCGTAAAATAAATTATATAGAATTTTTTGTACATCCTCATCCGAACTACGAATTTGTAATACTTCACCCATGTCATTACGTAAAGTACTTTCATCAGCTAAGATATCTAAGGCAGAAGCAATGATAGCATCTGTATCCATTGAATCGTATTCGGAATAAAGTGTGGGGCGTAAAGTTTGGTAATTAAAGCTACTTTGATATCCATAAATTGAAGTATGAGAGTTGGTATAGATACGATTAAATCTATCTACTAACGCATTAGTTTCATATTCACCAGAAATTTGGATCTTATTGATATCAAATACCTTTAAAGTATTATCTCCTTCATTACGGATAATAACATCAGTTGAAAATAATCGTTGTAATCTACTAAATAGTCCTGTATTTGCCATATTCTATTTTATAAAAGCCAAGAAATATCTTCTTTGCCATTTGAGTAAGGGTTGTCAATTTGATATGGGTTATTGTTATACTTATCAGCGTAACTTGGCCCATTGGAATAACCTCCAGCATATGCAGTTTTGGAATTCCCAATCCCGTTCAACATGCTTTTAGTCATTTCCATATTACTTGTTCTTAATTTAAATGCGGTTTCGCGTAAGTAACATCCAATACAAAATGCCATTACTAAGTCATCATTGTACCCTCCTTGTGCTTCTGCTCTGCCGTTTCTCCATATAAATACTTTCATTTCCTCTAATAGGCGAATAGATCTAAAAACAACTCCTTTATCCATAACAGCTTCTTGGAATTTACCAATTGCAATTGGACGAGTTGTATTTGACATTGTAAAGCCCGGAGTCATTTTACTATGATCCATGTAAGGATCAAAGAAAGAATCTACATTATTTGCCCCACCTTTTGGTGAGTAATAGAAATTTTGATAACCTCTATCTAAAATGGTCTGTACAGTTGACCAGCCTACACTTTGATTTTCGACAGCTAGTAGAGCATTATTATATTCCGTTGCAATGCTAGCTAATAGATGTCCATAATCCTTAGTATTGATTTGTCCCTTATATTCACCTACCTGAGTGAATGTTTCAACATCAAAGATGTGAAACGCCGAATAATCCTTGCCATCGCCACGCGCTACATCAGCTACGATCAGATAACTCCTCGAATAATCCGCTGGTTCCCAAATCCATAGGTTTTGATCTACACCACGTTTTTCTAGAGGTTCTTTTACGTGAAATTGCTCGTAAAAAGAAATGTCTTCTGGTTGAAAGACTGTGTCACCAGATGTTGTAAAGTCACAGTCACATTCTTGGGCTGCCATACGAATGCCCAAATCTTTATCTTGTTGATCTCTCCAAGATTGATCTCGTTCAGGATGTACTTCCCAAGGTAATCTAATAGGCAAGAAACTATTCTCACCCATTTCAGCGGAAACCCATGTTTGATGAAACCAGTTACCTGTACCATAAGGTGTAGATAATGCAATACATCCACCACCCGTAGCTAAGGTTTGTTGAGCTGAAGCCCATATCTCACCAATATTGTGAATAAAGGCTGCCTCATCTATAATCAACAAAGAAACGGCTTCTGATCGACCTGCATCTGCTGATGCTCCAACTGCTTTAACTTGGGATCCATTTGGTAATCGGAGAGTTAATTTATTGGCTTCATCAGGTTTACTTGCAAATTTAAGCCATGAAGGTAAACTTTCGTACATAAACTTAACTTTGGTAACCATGTTTTTAGCGGTTTCCTGTTTAGTTGCAATACATAGTACGTTTTTGTCTTCATGAAATAACATTAACCAAAGTGAATAACCTGCGGATAATGTTGAGATACCTAACTGACGAGATTTAAGTACAATTGAATATGGATTCTCTTGGAATAGAGTAAGTACTTTTTCTTGAAATGGGTATAAGTTAAACTGAATACGTCCGCGTTTTGGATGTTGGATGTAGCAGTATTTTTTCATAAAGTAAGCCGGTGATTGGGCACACTTTATATACTCCTCGCGGACAACTTGTTTAATGCTTTTTTCTTCCATTATTTAACTGCCACCAATGTAAGAATAATAAGTACGGAAGACACGAATCCTCCGCCTAACCATTTAATTCCTCTTTTAAGGTTAGTATTTTTACGGGTAAGGTCAGTTACGTCTTTTTCAAGACCTTTGATTACTTCATCTTGTACAGCCATAGCTTTTTCATATGTAGCTGTTTGCTCAAGATAATTTTTTTCTTTGGAAATGTAAATATTGATTGTGCTATCTTTGGCGTCAATTTTTTCATTTAACTGCCATACCATTTTGTTTACAACTTTTAACTCAGCAATAGCCGAATCACCTCGTGTAAGGTCGATTGCAATTGCTCGTGCTTTATCGTGTGAAAAACAAATTTTATCTGTAACGGTCTGAGAAAAACTGATCGAGCTCAGTATTAGAAGCACTAGTAAGATCTTTAATTTTGTTGCCATAATAGGTGCGTGTTGTTTGTAGCTCTTTTTCTGTATGTTTAATTTCTATATTCAATGAATCAACAATGTGATTTTGTTGATCTAATTGTTTATTTAATGCTTGTTGGCCAAACTTTAACAATTCAATACGGTTTTTTAAACGTTCAATTTCTTGTTTTTGTTTGTCGTATTTGTTTGTTTGTGGAGGTGTTGGTTTACATTTAACTAAAAATACGAGTAACAATAAAAGTATCCCACCTATGATAAGATGGGATAACTTTAGTTGAAATGTTTTATTTAGTATCATGCTTCTACTTCTCGACCAGCAGCACGTTTCAAATCATCCATCATTGTTTTAGGGAATTTGAATTTGTCTTTTGCTAGTTTTAAAATACCTTCAAT